GAGCGCTGGCTGTACGGCACGGCGTCGTATTCGCTCAGCACGATACCGGCAAGCTCCATCAGGTCTTTGTTCTGCCACGTCTTGATCGGCTCAATCAGCACGTTGCCCTGACGCTTCGCCAGTGCCGACCGGTCGCCGCCAAAGCGTGCGACGTCCAGCCCCCAGACGACGGGGGTGGTAGGCCCGGCCTCGACGTCGCGCGTCACCGCGTCCTCTATCAAGTGCAACGGCAGCAGCACGTCGTCGGATTGCGTCGGAAACTCGCCCAGCACGCGCACCTTAAACACGTTGCTCTCGTCGCCGTATTTCTCCGCCATCTCGGCGATAAACTTGGGGTCGACGTACTCGCCCTCTTCGCACGACACAGTGATGCAGCGCCACTTGTCGCGGTCGCCGTGGAACGCGTCGTAAAAGTACCCGTCGGATCGCGTGGGGTTGCCGCACATAATTATCTTCGCGCCGGGGGTGGATAGCGCGCCGCTGGCCGTCTCAAATATCACGTTAGGCACGCCGGACGCCTCTTCGACCACAAACAGCATGTGGGGGCTGTGGAAGCCCGCCAAGCTCTCCGGGTTCTCGCGCCTCGATGTACGCGCCACAGCGAAGCTGTCGGTTGCCCCCTTGAGCGATATCTTGTCCGACTTAAATTCGAGCAGGTCTTTGAACGCCTGCGGCATGTTGCGCGCCCAGCGGTCTATCTCTGTCCACAGCACGTCGGATAGCTGGTGCGCGCTGTTCGCCGTCACGGCGACCTTGCAGGGGTAGTGCGTCATCAGCCACCACAGCACGACCCAGCTCTCAAATGCGGTCTTCCCGACGCCGTGGCCGGATTTTATGGCGACGCGGTCGTGCTTTGCTATGGCGTCGAGCGCCTGCGCCTGCCAGCGCTGCGGCGTGGCTTGCAGTACCGTCTCAACGAATAGGGCGGGGTCTTCGCGCAGCGCGGCGATTGCTTCGACGGTGGCGTGGGTGTCAGTCATGCGTCAACTCCGACGGGGGGGGTGGGGTGGTAAGGGGTATATATTTTTCTTCCCGCCCCCCGCGTGTGATCGACCGGGGGGGGTAACCAGATTTTGGTTATTTTTCGGCATAATTGCAGAAAATGTCGCATAACGTATATTATGCATTTTTGGTATTGTGCAAAAACAATGACTTACGCTGCCTGTGGATAACTTTACCGTCATTTGCGCTGTTTTGCCTTTTTTTTGTGCATCTTTTTGTTAACCGGATTTTGGTTAACTTCATCGCGCGCGCGTACTTTATCGGGTTGTGTGTCTTCTTTGCTTTCGATCAATCTGTCCTTAGCCGCATTATTGACCTTCGTTAGCAGCTCAAGGTAGCTGCCGCCCTTCACCGCCTGCACATCGACCTGCTGCCTATCACCATACATCTTCGGCGTCATGCGAGCCGCTTGCCACTTGAGTATGTCAGCAGCGACGCGTGCGCTTGCTGGGTCGATCAACCCGGTCTTTGCCTCACGCTTGATGTCATCCAGCTCGTCTGCTAGCACCATCCCGCGAAACTCTAACGCCAGCCGATACTGTTGTTCAAACTCAGGGTCAGCCGCTATGCGTGTCGATATCGTCACCCAAGCAGGCATAGATGGGTCTTTGCAAACCTTACTCACCGGCTCACCACTGGCGACACGCTCTAAAAACTTGTTCAACACTTCCTGTGGCGTCTTAGCTGACATCGTCGTCCTCGTCGTAATCATCATTTTCTAAAGTCACAATCAGCGTCGGCTTGTCCTCGATAATGAGCAGCGGCTGCTTGCACAGGCTGCACACGATCGACTGCATGCCCTCGTAAACAAACCCCTTCGTCTCTTCGTCACACCAGTCGCACGTCACTGGGTCGGTGAAGAAGTGGACGACGTGACGCTCGCCGAATTTTATTATGTCAGCCATCGACGTCAACACATTCCGCAGCGCACGCCAGATACCCGGCACCGTCGACGTAGTTGTCCTCGTGGAATGGATTGCTCTTTACCCGCGCCAACTTCAGCAACGCCATCATCACGCCAACGTCCTGCGGCTCGATCTTATGACCCAGATGCGTCGACCAGTAGGTCGCAATCGTCCTAAAGTTGTCTTCCATATCGCCGTGATCGTTGGCACGATCCTTCGTCACATATGCCTTAGCCGTATCCAAACAGTCCGCTCGTTTCATTATTCGCTATCCTTTACGTCCACTACTTTCAAACCACACACTATGCAATCGTATTTCTTTTTGTATCCGTCGTCGCTCTGTATCAGCATCAACGACCGGCACCTCGGGCAACGCTGCTGCGACAGCAGCCTAGCCATTGACCCGTCACCCTGCTCAATCTTCGACATCGCTTCCCTCGCTAAATGGAACCGACACTGTCGCTATCGGCGAATACCCGCGCATAAGCTCGCGCGGCCAGATGTCGATTGTAACACCTGCCTCAGTGCGTTGCACGTTTACTGTTAGGTTTCGTATGTCGATCCACGTCGACTTGCCGAGCAGCATGTACTCGCGGTCTTTCAGTACGTCATCACGCTCGGTTTCGTATTCCATCAGAACGGCACCTCGTCGTCTATCAAAACCTTGTTCTTGACGATGCTCTCGATTACGGCGCCGGGAAAAATATCCTTCGCCTCATCGACCAGCGTCCTCGACTGGTTCTCTTTCAGCCACTTTTCCAGAACGACGCCCACTTCGTCAACCGTAAACACCATCAACTTGCGGTTGTCCTGCTTAACCTTGCCCGCCTCATACCCATTGGCCGTAATCGCCAACACCGTGCCGTCCGGCATCCTGCCCTCGATGTACTCGCCGGTTAGCGGCTCGGCGCCACCCTCGATGGCTGCACGCTCGATGGCGGCACAACCCCTGAGCGTCACCTCGACCTCGTGGTCAACGCCCTCACACTTGTCGATCGCCGCGTTGAGCTTGTCGAGCTGCTCGTAAAAACGCTCACGCAATTCCAGCGGCACAAGCCAAGGCAATCTGTCGATACCCCACTTCCGCTCCAGCCGGTTAACCTCGTCATCGTACTTATGCAGGCTCTGCTGCTGACGCCTCATAGCCGCTTGGCTCGGTTGGTAGTACACCTTGTCCGTCTTCGGCTTACCCCTCGCCACACGCTTCTTAGCCACCATAATTAACTCCTTTTTCCCTTGTAACGTCCGAGCGTCACGGTGTCCGTCCGGTTCCTAAGGAAAACCGGACAGGACGTGACACCGTCCGCCAACCGTGACAGCGTCCGGCGGACACCGGACATTTTCTTCCAACTAATTGTTTTCATTTACTATCCACACCCGATTGCCGTCGGACGCCACAATTCTCTTCTCCATTAGCTTGTGACGCGCCTCACCGGCTCTCTGACGCGCTAAATCGGGGCATTTTGCCTTATGCGCCTCGTGCCAAAGTGACGACGCGACGGCCTGATTACCCGTCTCAATAATCACGTTTTGCAGCGCCTCAAGCGCCATCTGCTGATTAACCGACAGGCCGCCCGACTTGCGCTTCTTCGGCACCTCATCGCCGTCCACGCGCGTCAACACAATGGACGACCCGTCGATCAGCGCCACCTCGGTCATCTCGAACACCTGCTCATCGACTGGCTCGGCGTCCTTCTGCTTCTCGCACCGCATATATACGAGGCTCTCGTCCTTTGCGACCACCAGAGACGTGTCTACGGCGCCCAGAAGCGCGCTAGAGCCGCGCATGCCGCGCGTGCTGTCCTTGCCGCTGTGGTGTATGCCCACCAGCGCACACTTGCAGTGCGCCTTGAGGCTATCCGCCGCAGCCACCCACAGACCCAGCTCGGTCGCGCTGTTCTCGTCCGCACCGACCAGTGACCGCGCCACCGTGTCGACGAACACGCACGTCCAGCCGTCACCCTCACGGTCGATCGAGCGCATCAGCTTCTCGACGTCGCTTTGTTCACGAAAATTCACCGCCACCTGCAAGACGTGCAGGTTCTCGCCCACCTGACGGCCGTTGTGCGCTTCCCACGCCTTGAGGCGCTTACCAAGCCCGCCAACGCCCTCACCCGCTATGTACAGCACCTTACCCTGCCGCGTCTGCATGCCCTGCCACGGGATGCCCTCAGCAATCGACAGCGCCATATCTAGCGCGATAAACGACTTGCCCGCACCCGGCGCGCCATACATGACGCTGAGGCCGTGCTGCGTAATGATGCCACTATCGCCATCGCCAATGACCCAGTCGATCGGCGGCATGTTTCGTATGTAGCTGGCGCCAACGAAGTCGAAGTAATCGACGTCCGGCTCACCCGCATTATCGTTGTCCGCCGCCACGTCGACGACTGGCGCCTCACCCAGCGTCTCTGCCGCCTTAACTTCCGACAGCATGTCCTCAATATCCCGACCGCCGGCGAGGTAGTCGACGACGTCGCCCTTGTCCGCCAAACCCGACAGCTCGACGACTTTGACCGCCGCCGCACCGTCGAAGATATTGGCGACGACCGTGTCCGCGTGCGCCCTGCCCGCCTCATCGTTGTCCGGCAGGATCACGACATTGCGACCCGCGAACCACTTGTTCAGCTCGGGCTTCCAATTCTTCGCCCCGCCATTATTCGTTGTGGCGACGATGCCGTGCCGCGCCAAACGGTCGGCCGCCTTCTCACCCTCGACGATAAACACCGGCATGTCCGGGCGTGCCAGCATGTCGTGCAGGCGATACGGCAACGGCGTCACGCCGTCGAGGTTGTGCAGCCAGCCGCCGTTACCGTCTGGCCTGACAGCCCTAAACGTCTTCGGCTCGTAACGCCTCACCTGATACTGCACGACGCCGTCAGCGTCTGTGTAATCATACACCGCGCTCATAAACCGCGCCGGTTGCAACTTCACCTGCGCCTGCTTCTGTATGCCAAATTTCTTTTCGAGTATGTCCGGGATGCTACCCATAATTGTGGCGCCCTCATTCGCGCGCACAAGATCGACGACACCCCCGCCCTCATTGGCCTCGAAGTCAAACCAAGTGCCTTTCCGCAGGTCGACTTCCCTTGAGCCGTGCGTACCCCAGCGCAGCGTGTGTCCGCGCTTCTGGTTAGGCTCGCCCCAGTAGGCTTTCGCCACTGTCTCTATATAGCTTGCGATATTGCTCATGCCGACCACCTGTTACCCTTCCTTAGATTTTGTGCGGCAGGCACAATCTCTAAGTTTATGTGGACGTGCAACCCGCTGATGTTCTTGCCCGCCAGCGGCACAACGTGATCGACGTGATACTTGATGAAGCCAGCCACTTTGTTCATGCGTCGGCACTCATCGTATTTGCGCTCGATCTCAAAGTTGTCGACCCAAACTGGAGTGGCTCGCTTGATGCGGTTACACCTTACCCACGCGGCCTTGCGACTAGACTTTGTGACTTTGTGTTTCTTTTCTCTCAAACCCCAATAATAAAAAACATCGAGGCTCGATGAGTAAATTATCTCGTGTGTGACTGTCTTATAGTCGCTCACCTTTACCAACAGCAAAGTGCTGTCGACTTCATACGACTTCGTGAAATAGTCGCAATGGTCGCGCCACTTCGCCAGCACCTTGTAATAGTGACGCCCAGACATGCCGAGCTGGTCGGCGCTGACTGTCGCGCCAACGACCGGCGCATACCCATTATCGTTATAGCCACGCCGGTTATGGTAGTAGCTATGGAAATAAACCAAATACCCGGCAGGCACATCGCAATCGACGTTCTGTTCAAACGCGTCGACTACTTCCTGATGGCCCAAAACATTTTTGGCCGTTGTAAAACGATTGCTGTTCATCTCTAAACCCTCGACCCCTGTTCCCTTGAGGTGGTGGGCGACGCCAAGGGAAAACGCCGCCCACCCACGCACTAGAACAGGTCGCTGCCTGCGCTTGCAGCGGCCGGTGGTGTAGCCGCTACGGGCGGCGCTACCGGTGCTGGTGCGTGTTCTTGTGACGCAGGCGTGCTGCCTGCCCCATCCATTGCTGCTGGACGATCGACCCAGTTGACGATGCTCAATACCGGCGCCTTGAAACGCAACTCACCCTGCGGGCTTTGCATCTTGATCGTCTCGGGCGTGCCAGCCTCAATGACCGGTATCTTGCCGGGGTTCGCATTACGCTCAGCCATAAACTGATCGTGCAGCTTGTCGACCACCCGCAGCACAGTCTTCGCGCTGTGGCTAAACTCACGCGGGCCACTCTCGCCGCTAATAACGATACGCATACGAAACGCCTGCTTATGCTCGTCAGACGGCTTCGCCATCATCGCGTCACCGATCTTGACCATATGAAAGTCAGGCGCACCCGAGGCAAAGCTCAGCCAGCCCACTTCCATCGCGTCGAGGTCTGCGGCGAATTTGAAACCCGGCGCAATGTCCTCTTCGTTCTTTTGCCAAGTGCCGTCCGCGCCTTGGACGCGGTCTTGCTTGATCCAGTCACCACCCTTGGCGTCAAACTTGATGATCGGTAAAATGTCCCCGCTTGAACGGGCTTCTGTAGAAAAACCTAATGCCATAACGATTTGCTCCTTAACATCAACATTAGTTAACATGCGCCGATTGCTCGGCTTTATGTTGGCTTTTTAGCGCCAACC